TACCTATCTTCATCGCCTCTCTAAAGTGCATTCCCATTCCTTGATTAGTTCGCCTTGTGTAAACGTCCCTTGCTGACAAATCAAGATACTCTCCCTCTTCAAGATAATTTTCTATGCCCAGTATTTTTGCTACTGCGTTCCCTACACAACTTGAGGAACCGTCTTGGTTCTTAACTGGAAAACTTCTAAATGTTTTTTTCTCTTCCCATTTGACTGGTGCGTAACAAGCTACCTCTTCCATTTGGTAATCTCTCTCGTCAATAGGGTCAAATAATGCTCCGTTGTAATTTTTCATATTATCCTTCTACTTCCCAAAGGAAGCTAATCGTCCCTGTAGGAGAGCCTGTCTTAGCCCAAGTTATAGTTATGTTTGTTGCGTCCATTGTTATTGTTCCATTCACAGTATCGCCACCACCTCCAAGAAAAACAGCTGAAGTACCACCAACGTTTACTCCAGCTCCAATCACAATATTCTTATTTACAAAATATCTCTTTGGGCTACCCAAGCCATCAGTATCGTTTATCTGCAAAACAGATCCGATACAGGTATTATGCTCCACTCCAGACAATATCGAGAATATCCTTAACTTCTTTGGCATAAAGCCAAGACCGTGTGCTATTGTTTGATCTCCTGTTGTTGATGCATCTCTTGAGTTCTGCCCGCTATTGTGTGTAGTTTTCTTGAAATTAAGATATTGAAAATCTGTTCCGTCATAGACTACTGATATTATCTGACCTGCTTGAATATCGCCTGGTGCTAAACATTGCATTGGATATCCATAGAAACCTTCTTGTATTATCTTAATCTTAATTTCTTTTGCTCCAAGACTATTAACGTTAAGGGTACAAGCTCCAGTATTTGTGAAATCTGCCTTAAATGAAACTACCATTCCCTCATAATATGCATCTACATCTGCTGATATTGCATAATCATTGCTACCCTCATCACTCTCGCCATATATTCCAACGCCTTGCCATACTTCCTCAAAGTTCTCGTTTATTTCTTCTGCTAGAATATCATCTCCAGCAGTAAATGTGTGTATTGGTTTTGCCATAATTTTAACTATTAGTTATTGTGAATGATGACCTTATAAATAGTGCATCTAGTGAACCCTTTGTCCAGTCAACTGCTACTCTATTGAATAGAACATCATTGTCTATAAAATATCCGAACTCTTTGAATGTTCCATCGACCTCTGTTGAACTAAAGTAAGCATCAACATAAAGAACATTATCTTCTGCTGTTTGTGATATGGTGTTATTCCTATACACCTCTGTTTCTAATTCTACGTCGTTAAATGATGGTGCTGTTGTTCCAGTTCCTAATCCTGCTTTATCAATATGTAAATCTTCGGCATATTCATTTGCCATCTTCTTAAAGATAACATTCAATCCTACTTTAGTTACTATATTGTGAACAATCTCTGTCTTGATTATCTCACCATTCCTTATCCAAGAAACTTCGTGAACTCCTTTGATTTGTAATTTTTCTTTTGTTTTCATATTATTGCCATTTACTTATATTAAATATACCCTTAACTTTTGTGTCGGTCAACATTGTAGGAACATATGGTGCATATACATATACAGGTTCGTTGTCGCTACTTTCCATATCTTCAGCTATCTGCATTTCTTCTAGTGGCATTGTCTCTCCTGTTTCCCTTGCGTGCGTCTCGTCTATTTCCAGTATCTCTGAAACAAAGAACGGCTTTACAAGTATCTCGTCAAAATCTTCCTTGATTATCCTGTTTCCTATTAACAACTGACTTATTAAATATTCAAGTATTCCTATTGTTTTTAGTGTAGCAAGTTTTACAGAATAAATAAATCTATTCTTTGACTGCATTGTTAAAGCTATTGATTGAATTAGAAAGTCCTCGTCTACTCCTATAGCATCGCTGTTGATATTTATTATCTGACCTGCCTTGAGTCCGTGTTGATATGTTTCAAAAGAACCTTCAAATATCTCTTCTTTATATGCTTCTAGCTCCGCTGTTGCAAATTGTTTTCCCTCCTCTAAACTTCTAATCTTTCTGTCCTCTTTGAAAAACTCTGCTACACCATACTTATCAACTGAATCATCGTCTTGAACTTGTATAATAACTGGGTATAATGGCTTTCCATCAATAACTACATTATCAGAGCCAACCGCTGGAGCTACTACGAATCTAACATATCTATTATTGTAATCCCAGAAGCAATCAAATGCTTCTTCTTGATCTAAAAAGTCAATACCAACTGTTTTTCCAACACCATCAACTTCAACTGTTGGCAATGTTCCGAACTTGTTTGATAGGTTGAAATATTCCCTAGTTCCATCGCCACTAAATATCTCTGACCTATTATTTCCCTCTATCTCCCCACCACGAATCAAAACTTTATTTCTTAGCTGGCTTAGGTCTTCAACAACATCTAGTGAGCTGTAAATATAGTTTCCATTTGTATCGGTTAGATTGAAAGGTGCAACATTGTCTGTTCTAGAAAAGAAATTGATGTCTTTGTTATAATCAACATACCAATTATAGTTAGTTAGCGATGCTAATCTTTTAAGAGATTCTGTTAGTGTTATCTTGTCGAAAACTATTGTTTCAACTTCTATGTCGCAATCAACATTAGTCGTTGTAAAATCTCCAGATGCATATTTGCTAACTAAGTCTTCTATTATCTCATTAACTGTCTTTTTGTTATATCTAGCACTTACAATGTATCTATTTAGATTATGTCCGAAATCATTGCAACTAATAAAAAGACGAGATAGTGTTCCTATCTCTTGTCTCTTCTCCATCTTTACTATTATTCCATAAAATAAAATATTGCTATCAACCGTTAGTTTAACCTCTTGATTAAGTTCTGGAATATCGCTAATCGCTTCCTTTGTCATTCTGAAGTCAAGAGTGCTAATAGCTCCCATTCTTTCATTCTTGTAAATGGTGCTTACATCAACTTCATTTGTTCTATCTACGTCGTTGATTTTTATTTCTATGTTCATATCTTCATCTGCCTTTTAAGTTGATCAATTATCTTATCGCCTAAGTCTTCTGCTACTTGTTCTGATAAATAATAACCCCCATTGATATTAACTGTTATGCCTCCACCTGATGATGCTCCCGCTGGAACTACTTGTTCGCCCCTGTGTAACATATACATTCCTGTTCGTGGAACATTGTCTATTCCAAATTGACCACCACCCAATAATCCACCCAAGAAGTTTGTTGCTCCACTTATTGCTCCACCAGCTTGAGAACCAATCCAAGAAGCCGCTGACTTAACTGTTTCAAAGGCATTGATAAATGGCTGTAGTGTTCTCATTAAAAAACTAATACTTCTGCTAAATGTTTCTTGTATTGATTGAAATATCCCATCAAAAAATCCAGTAAGTGATCCCCACACATCCTTAATCCAACCAACGACGCTATCCCAGTTCTTGTAAAGAGCATATCCAGCTACTCCTAACGCGGCGATTATTGCTATAACTAGTCCTATTGGCGATAATATAATTCCCATTACAGTTCCTAATGCACCAAACCCAGTTACTAATATTGGCAACAAAAGACCAAGTGTTCCAACTACTGCTATTATTCCAGCTATTGCCCCTGTTGCTATTATTATATTTCTAACAAGTGTTGGATTTTCGCTAGCCCACTCTACTGTTTTTTTAATCACTGGCAACAATGTATCTGTTAAGTCCTTAACAATCGGAATCAATGATTTACCAATTTGTTCCCATAAATCTCCTATCTCATTTTTTGCTTGTTGTAATCCACCCTCTGCTGTTTCTGCCATTGCTTCGTTCAATCCTCCGAAGTTCTGCCCTAATACTTCTGCCAACATAGATGCCCTTTCTAGTTCTGTTCCAGTTTTTAACACCTCCTCTTGAACCTCGCTAAAGGTTACTCCATATCTTGTCAATGCAGATGTTTGTCCAGTCAGAACCTTTCCCATTAGGTTTCCGAGATTTATCATTTGATCTTGACTAACATTAACACCATAATTGGCTACTGCTAAATCTAATAATGCTGGCGTTAATTCTTTAATTGATTGTGTTTGTAAAGCAAAAGTAGCTAACTGTGATTGACCGAATATCGTTACCTCATCACCAACTACACCAACCCTTTGTAGTGCTGATGCTTGGTCTAGCAATGCTTGTGTTTGCTCTTTGGTTGCACCTACAGTTTGCTCTGTTAGATGGAACAATCTTTGTTCTGCCCTTTCTTGAGCCATATACGCTTCTATTGCTTTCCAAGAAGCCGCTGCTACACCAGCAAAAGCAGCCGTTCCTACTAACGCCATTTTCTGAAAAGCTGGTTGCATATCTTTCACTTTTCCCTCTAGTCCCTTAACTTGAGATTCTACCTCTTTGATTGCTTGACCAGCTTTATTTTGTGCATCTATTATAAATGATAATGTTGCCATTTATTTCTTTTTACTGCTTTTCTTAATGTTCTCACTGTCTATTTCCATTTTATCTCTTATTGCCTCTAAGAACCAGACTGGTTGGCTCATATAGGTATTATAATCCCAACCGAATGCTTCACAAACTGTTACGATTTCCATTTCCTTAGTCAGCTTGTTTAACCTATACCAACGCCTGTTTTCTATTCGGCTGGAGTAAAATCCTCACCAGTAACAACTGCGTCAACCTTAGCCATAACAAACTCTGTATCCTTGCTGTGCATATCGTAAATCTTGTTTACCACGTCTTCTTCTGAACCATCAACTGATAACACAACAATTTCTATTGCTTTGTCTATAGATTTTCTTTGTGCGTCTCCAGCATTAACTTCAGCTGTTGTTTTTCCACCTGACTCAATCATCATTTTGACATCTGTTAATGGCTTTCTAATCTCTTGTAGCTCTCTTCCAGTTATCCACTCTTTAAGAACTACGTCGTGATTGTTAATTGGTGTCTTGATATTCATAATTTTATGATTCTATTGTTAAGTACTCTTCTGTTTGATTGATAACTTCTGCACTTATAGTTTTACTTGTTGCTGAGTCATATTCTGCTATAAAGTTAATTTCTTCGTGCATTATGTCATCGTTTGATCCTGTTTCTTGCCAAGAATCTACTCTAAAGCTAGGTATTGTTAATTCAACCTTGTCGTTTACCCCATTTGAGAAACTGATAACCATAGCTTGTTTATCTAGGTCTCTAAATGCTTCTTTTTGTGCTTCGCTTTCAAACTTTAGCGTAAAACTGCCTGATACTCTGAACCCTTTAGCAACGATTGACTCTACGTCTACATCGTTAGGCGCGTATAGCAATTCTGCGTTGTTTTCTATAGTAAGAGTTAGGTCTCTAATTTTAACGTCTTCAGAGCTTCCTACATTAACAGTAGCGTTGCCGAATGTGTAAAGAGTTAACTCTTTTTCTACGGTAGCCACTCCTGTTTCTGCTTCTGGATACTTTCCGAATAAGTCTGCTCTCAATCTAACAAC